TCGTGCGGTTGCGGTTGCTCCTAAAAGAGTCACCACCTTGGACGAATTTACTGCCCACGCCCCGGTGAACGTCGCCATGCGAAACGTCCTTTTGCCCGACTCCACCACACGCCGAAACGTGAGCGGCTTCTGATCTCGGTCTCCGGCCTCGACCTTCCGAACAGCGTTGTAGATCCGAATCGCCGCATTCGGATCGAAGTTGACCGGAAGGGCCATCAGTCCTCCAGGATCTCGACCAGGAGCGTCGGGTTGCCGGCCACGCCCTGGGCCGCGTAGTTGCCTGGAGACAGCCGCAGGAATGCCGCGTCGCCCGGCTTCAGCCGCACGGCGTCGAAGTAGTTCGTGCCGCTGATCCTGCCGAACGTCACGACGGCGGTGCCACTCGTGTCGTCAGCCAGATTGCGGGCGAAGCAGTAGCCGAGGCTCGATGCCGATGCGGTCGAGATCGCCTGAGTGGCCGTGCCGGGCCGCAGCGTCACCGCGAGCACGCCTGTAGTCGCCATCTCGGTTGTCTTTCCGGCGGCGATGTAGCTCTGATTGAAGACGCCTTTGTTCACGTTGGCGTTGATCGTGTAGGTCAAGTCACTCATGCTGGTGGTGCTCCGAAGGCTTGGGCGAAGTTTGCTTCTTCATAGACTTGGCGGACAAGAATCGCCGGTGCGCTAAACGTCTGGGCTCCGTTGCCGTCGAGCCCCATCGGCACAGGCGAGGGGATCCACTCTGAGTTTTCAAAATCGAACGTCATCACGCGACGCTTCTGACCGCCGACCAGGGCATTGAACCCCATGTCGGGCAACTGAAAATCCCAGCCTGACATGCGAAACATCAGCACACTCGTGGCTTGCCAGTATTCTACGACCGCCTGGCCGACGAGCTCCCGCTTGTATTCGCCAGTGATTCCCTGGCATTTCCAGGTGTGGGCGTTGCCGAACAGGTAGCCGGCATTGTTGATGCGATTCGTCAACGCCGTTGCCAGCCCGCTCGGGAAGCTCCGAAGATTGCTCGTGATCGTGACTCGGGTGTATGCCTCGTCGGTGGTCAGCCCCTCGAAAAAATCAAACGCTGAGTTGGTCAGCGGGAACTTCGTGCCGCCCGAATAGTAGAACAACGCCGGCACCGCCTGCCCGCTTGTCTCGAACTTCCACACGCTCGGCCGCAGCAGAGGATTCGGATTGTCGACGGCACCTTCCGGAACGTTGTATCTAGCCACCATTTCCACGTGATACGGCGAATCTTCGTATGCCTCGGAAATGGTCACATTCACGCACGGAACGCTTGGATACTCAGGATGGCGGATGCCAATGTCTACGTTTGCGGCAACTGAGTATTGCGCGGAAGGTGTCGTGCCGGGGCGATCAACTGTAAACACGAATCGCCGCGTGAGTTCCGGCGACTCGCCGAAAGCAAACTCACCGGTTCGAGGCAATTCCCGCCACGAGATCACTGCCATCACGCCGATCTCACGCTGGACCTTCAGCTGCTGGCGTTGCACCGCTAGCTGCGGATCGAAGCCGCCCTGGATCGCCTGGATGAAGTTCCTGGCACCAGCCTCGGTGCGGATGTCGGCACCCTGAGCCGCTTCGGTCGATGCCGTCGCGAGTTGCCGCGAGCGTGCCAGCCGCTCCTCGTTTCGTTTGGCTTGTTCCTCTAGGGCTTTTTCAGCCTCGGCGGCTTGCTGTTGCTGGGCTTGTTGCGCCTGCTGGGCTTGCTGCTCTTGGGCTTTCGCGGCGTTCGCAAACGCTTGCTGTTGCTGCTGCACGGCAGCTGCTCGCTGCTTCGCGATCTCGTCTTCTGCCTGCTTTCTGCCGCTGGCAATCGCATCTTCTTTCGCGGCCACCTGTTCAAGTTGCGAGATGCGGTTCAATCCAGCCTGGGCGGCGGCGTTGTCGCCGGATGCCTTAGCAGCGTCCGCTTCCGCCTGGACCCTGGCAATCTCCTGCTCGATCGCCGCAAGGTTCCGTGACGCTGCCAGCCGCTGCGAATCACCACCCACGGCTGCCAGGGCAAGCTGCTCATCGACCAGGCTGTTGACCCGCTGCCGTTCGTTAGCAATGGTCTGCTCGACGCGAAGTCTCTCCGCCTCTTCGTCCTTGAGTTGTTGAATGCGTTCGTCGTATGCCTTTCGCTGACGATCAACCTCGGCCTGGAATGCCTCCTGATTCAGGATGCCGTCGCGGGCCTGCTCCTGGGCGGATTCAATGCCAGACTGCAACGCTGCGGCAGCCTCGATTCCAGCCTGACCAAACGCCGACGCTTGGTCGATCAGCCCAGAAACAGAGGCTGAAGCCTTCTCGAACGCCTTGTCGAAGCCGCCTTCAAACCCCTGGGCGGCGGCGTCGATCTGCTCTTCAACCTTCGCCTGGAGTTGGTCTAGCTCGCCCAGGCGAGCCGCGAGCGCCTCCGCCTCGGCTGCGTTGCCCGCGTCTCTGGCAGCCGCAGCCGCTTCAGTGACGCGGGCGATTTCAGATTCNNTCGGCCTGAGAAGCCTGCTGCGTCTTGCCGAGCAGTTGGTCAATGCGAGCGATCTGAGCTTCGGTCTCCGCAGCCGCTGCCTTGCGTCGGTCTTCTTCAGCCTTCGCCAGACGTTCCTGCTCCTTCGCCTGGTCGGAGAGAACCTGACGCTGCCGCTCATACTCTGCCGTCGCCAGGGCAATCGCACGGTTCGCCTGCTCCTGCGTGTACTCGCCTTCCTCAACAAGGGAAGCGATGTCCTCCAGTTGCGAAGCGTATTCGAGGAACACCTCGGTGCCGGCGTTGCCAAACTCTGCAACCTTCGCCTGCGCCTTTGACAGTTCTTCGGTTAGTTCCACCGCAGCGTTCGTCGGGAAGTCGATCTGCACTTCAACAGGCTGCTCGATGTCTCGCCGGATTCCGAGGAACCGCTCCGCGAACGACACGACACGCTCGATGAATCCACCGATCTGGGAAATAATGTTTTTGATGTTGGCAAATAGCCCAGTAAAAGCAGCCGAGACAGCACTGGCGAATGCCTCGATGACTCCAGCAAGACCAGTGAACTCGGCAAACGTGACTACGGCTTGCTGGGCAGTCGCCGTCGCTTCGCCAAAGACACTCACTGCGGCTTCGGCAAACCGCTGCACAGCCGTCGTGATAATCGTGACGATGCGGCCAATCGTTTCGAGCACCGGCGCGAGCCCGTCGCGAATACTGGAGACAAGCCCGCCGACGTTATCGGTGATGAGGTTCAGCGGGTTGAACGAGGCGATCCACTCAGCAACGCCGACGGTGGCATCTGAGAGCGAGTCGAGGAAATCGAAGAGCCCTTCGTAGAGTGGGGTTAGGGCTTGATTGACCGCCTGGACAGCGGCGGCAAAGGGCTCGAAGACGGCTCCGACTTGTCTGCCGATGTTTCCAATCACAGTTCCGATGAACTCAATAATCCGCCCGAGTTGCGTAAACAGCGGTTCGAGGATTCGCCCGATTGGATCGATGACTGCCGTGATTCCGGCGGTGATTTCGGCAAAGGCACGAGCCGCGCCGTCGCCGAGCCCAACGAATGGCAGGAGCAGCGAATCTCCAAGTCCACGCGTAGCAACGCCCAGGGCATCGAACGAGCCTCCCAGAGCGGCTAGCCGTTGCTGATCAATATCAGTGACCGCGCGACCGAATCTCTCGATGTCGCTCGCAGCCCCAGGAAGTTCGTTGAAGAACGGCAACAACTGCACGCCGCTGCGGCCGAACAGAGCGATAGCAGCCGCAGACCGCTTCGCCGGGTCTTCAATGGCCGCGAGCCGCTCGCCGATCAACTCGAACTGCTGTTCCTCTGATAGTGCGCCGAACTCTGCAACTGATACGCCGAGTCCGCTCAGAGCCGTTTGCGCCTTTTTGCTCTCTTCGCCAGAGCCTGCCAGTGTGTTTTGCAGCCTTGCAAATGAGCCGCTCAACTGCTGCACAGAAACATCGGCGCGACGGCCAGCTTCCTCCAGCGTCTGCACAAACTCGAACGACACGCCCAACTGATTCGCTAGACGAGTCAACCGCTCTACGCGATCCTCCAGGTCAACGAGCCCGCGAGCCACGGCGGTTGCACCGGCGGCAAATGCTGTGACGCCAGCCAGGGCGAGCGTTACAGGATTGACCAACGCCGTGAACGAACCGACCAGCCCGGTGATGCCGCTTTGCAGCCCGCCAGCAAATATGCGAGACAGCCCCTCGCCGGCAGACGAGAGCCCAGAGATGCGGCCCGCGATGTTGCCCAGCGGCCCGGGAAGTGCCGCGAACACGCCCGAAAGCTCGTTGAACTTCAGCGTGTTTTCCGCAGTGCTGCCGGCGAGCCCAGCCACTGCACGCTCGGCGTCAGTGAGACTTCTCGCCGATTTTTCTGTTGCCCGACTGAACGTCTCTTGAGAAATACGACCGGCATCCAACTGCAACTTTAGCTCGGCCTGTTCACGAGTAAATCGCTCAAGCGGCGTCAGGTTTGCTTCAGTAATTCTTGCCGCCTGTTGCAGGGCGGCTGCGTTCTCTCGCTCTGCCTGCGCGGCTGCATCTGTCGCGCCGGTGAACTCCGCCCGGGCGCGAGCAAACGTCTCTTCGGAGATTGCTCCTGCCTCTAGCAAACGGTCTAGGTTGGCTAGTTGTGCTGCTCGCTTTTCCTCTGATGTCGCAAACTGGTCCGTAACCCGTTGACCCTCGCTTAGCACTTGCTGCCTGGCTTGCTCTGCATCAGCGGCTGCCTTCGCTGCCTCTTCTAGAGAGCGGTCAATGGCTTCTAGTCCCGCAGCCGCTCGCTCCGCTTCAGTCAGCGAAGCAGCGGATTTTTCAATTGCGCGGGAATAAGTTTCTTGCGAAATCCTGCCAGCGTCCAGCTGCTCCTGGAGAGTTGCTTGTTGCTGAGTAAATCGCTCGACCGCCGTGCGATTCTGCTCCGTAATCCTCGCAGCTTCTTCAAGAGCCTTTGATTCGGTCCTGGCCGCTTCGGCGATCTCGTTGAATCGCCGCTGGAACTCGGGGGCTTGAACCGTTCCCGCCTGCCTCGCCTTGATGAGGTCTTCAAGGCTTTTCCTCGTGGCGTCCTGAGCACGAACTGCCGCTTCGCTGTCAGCGGTGAAGCGGTCAAAGACTTTCGTGACCTTGTCGGTCTCGTCACCCAAACGCTTCAGCGCACGCTCGACCGGCGTCAGGTTTACGCCCGACGCGTCAGCGTTGATTTTCAGCGCGAGTGAGAGGACGTTAGCCATTGCCGTTGAGTGCCGCCTGGAGCCGTACGAGTTCCGCGTAATCCTGTGAGTGGTGCTTGGGCGGCGGGATCGTCGGCACGAACGTCGTGGGCTTCGGCACCTGTCCTTCCTTGCAGTGCGGAGCCATAGCCGCCGAGACGATCAGGCTTGTCTCAGCCCATGAATCCGGCAACGCATGGAAGTATCTGGTGTACGCGATCCACTCGGCCAACTCCTGCGAATCCATCCGCACGCAGAGCTCTCGGACGGTCATGCCGAGATGCCCAGCGAGTGCGAACAGAAATCGCCGGTTCGGCGAAGCGTTCAGGATTTTCCCAGCTGCTCGACATCACCCTCCGACATATGGTTGTGCTTCATCGCTGCATCGAACAATCGGCCCATCACCGATCCGCTCTTCTGTGCGAACTGCTCGATCTGGTCGCGATTGAACAAGCGATTGCCCTTGTCATCGCAGAGCACGCGAGCAAGGTATTCCGTGCGGAAGTTCTCGATGCCCGTCTCGCGCTTGCCGATCCAGAGCCGCTCGTAGCTGTCACGCTCGCCGACGCTCATCACGCCGACGCTCATCACGCGGCAGTAGACCTCTGGCACTCCATCGGCCGCCGTCCATCCGGCGGGCTTCCACTCAGGCACCTCGATCTTCAGAAGCCCAAGGTCATCTACTGCAAGGATCTGTTCTGCGGTCAGTGTTGCCATTAGCAAGACTCCTATGAAGGTGCGGACTTCGTATCCATTACCATAAATGTGAAGTCAAACCGCACCGCGTCATTCGTCGTCAGAGTCACCGTGCGATCAACGTATAGGCAGTCGCTGTCGAACAGCGTGATCGTGCGAGCGGAACCGGGAGTAGTCGTGGCAGGCATTCGGACAATCAGCCGCCGCCGCTTGCTGTAGTCGGTCTCTGGGATGTTCGTAGTCGTGAACGCCGCGACGCGAACTGTTCCCAGATTCAGCGTCCACGTACCATCACGAGAAACGCCAGCCCCGCGAGGCTGGTCGACCTCAATCTCTGATACCTCAGAGAGCGGCCGCGAACCCCAAAACACCGTAACGCCCTGCGCCGGGATCGCCATGTTGGCCTCCCGGTGTCATCAGGTCAGCGTCGCGGTGCGAGCCAGCGAGAGAACGCCCTGACCTCGAATCGCATCGTTCGTCGCCAACGTCAGGGTCGAGCTCGCAACGGTCGCCACAAATGCTGTGGCAGCCAGGCCAGTCGAACCGATGAGGGCCGTGCCACCGACCGAAATGAACACTGTGCCGGTCGCGCCTTCGATCAGAATCGTTTTTCCAAGGTAATCGAACGTGACCTGTCGCGACACGTCGCCAGCGGCTGCAGCAGCCAGGAGCGGAGCGCTAATCGTCGCTGCCTGCTGACCAGTAGTCTGATTCAGGTTCGACACGTCAATCGTCGTCGCTTCGTCGGTCGGATTCGTGTTGGCAATGACGATGTTCGTGACGGTGTAGGCGGTCGCGCCAAACCGGAGAACTGTGCCTGTTCCATCGTGCGGCGTTACAACGCTCATGCTGACTCCTATAGCTCGCTAGACCAGAGAATCGTGTAGGTTTGCGTTACCGAATAGACGGGCGGGAGGTCGCCGCCGGCCAGCTGAATAAACCCATCCGCCTCGTTCGTTAGGCTCACAAGGCGAATCTGTACGGAGTTTCCCACGCCGCCGCCGAAACCATCCAGACACTGACGGCAGCGATCGGCTAGTTCTCTTACTGCCTCATATGTTTCTGCATACAGGTCGAGCCCGAGCGTCACGGTGGGCATTCCGACCGGGCCACCCAGGCTCTGCTCTCGCTGCACGGCTTGCCGCCGCCAGGTCACGAACGGCAGGGAGGCTGACGCGGGCGCGATGACCGGGTAGACCCTGCCCGCGATTAGCTGGGCCACGCCGGGGTCAGCCGACAGCCGGTCGCCGATGAGTTTTTCGGGTGCTCGCACCGCGTGCCTCTAGTCGTTCAGGGTGCCAGTTCCAACCGATACCGAGTTCCACGCCTCGGCGAGGGAAACGGTGAGTTCCCGCACCAGGATTTGCGCCACGTTCGCCTGCGTTTGCTCAAACGCCGTCCGCAGCGGCGGGCGCCCAGTCGAGCCGCCAACCGGCATCGCCGGAATCACGATCGGGTTTTTCGACTTCTTGAAGAACGCTCGCGGGTAGCCGGGCGCGGTCTGCACTCTGTGCGGCTGGCCGCTGCCGCGAGGAGGGCGGGGCGTGCGTTGCATCTTGAATTCGCCAAGCCTGTTGTAGCTCGATGCGATGTAGCCGCCCTGTCCTGCGACCGTGTGCTCGCGAACGTCCACGACCTTGCCAGATTTCATCACTCGCTGGTGTGCCGATCGCTTGTACGGCGTCATCGAGAACTTGTCGGCGACCCGGCGAGGCTGCGTGCCTTCTTCGAGCCACCACTGATGGAAAGCGCGGTCAGGGCCGCGACGAACCGAGCCGCCTGCGGCACTTTCCGAGCGGG